CATTGAGTTCTCGGATCAGCTTCCTACTTGGGAATCTGTGATCGCTAATCCAAAGACTGCGAATGTTCCTGAGTCAGCAGGTGCATGTGCAATTATTGTGTTCGGTGCAATCGCTAAGGTGGATAAACAATCCATGCCTAAGTTCATGGAATACATTGAGAGATTCCAAGCCGAGTGGCAAGCATGCTTTGCAATCAACATTGCGAAGTCGCCAACCAAACAGGCTATTGCATTCAGTTCATCGAAGTTTGCTGATTGGGTTCAGAAGAACGAGGATCTGCTATGAGCCAAGTTATAACTAAAAGCATGATGGAGGATTGGATTGGTAGCGATAACCTAGACCCCGATTCATTCTTAGATTTGTTATGTGATTTGGCTAATGGTAAATACCCCGTCGATTTACTTAGACAAGAGGTATTGGAGTATGCCGAAGAATATTTTGATAGAACAGGAAGATACCATGAGGGGGGTTAAAGGTAGTGGAGTAAGCCGAGAGTCTATCCGTCAGATGCAGAAGAACGCTTTGCGTAAAGCAAGGCGGTTACTTGCCAAGCGTGGTTATAAGGCGGAAGACTTTTTTGATATATGGACAAGGAGAACTAACAATGTTAGGTAATAGCGAAGTAGTAGTAAAGGACAAAGAAGAACGCAGACTAAGCAAGGTAAAGATTGCGATCATGCGTAACCCCAAGTTCGCATTGTGGTCTGGTCTTATGACTGTTGGTAAGACTAGCGTAGTAGATGACATACCAAGTGCATGCACTAATGGTCGTGATGAGTTGTATGGTCGTGAGTTCATTCAGAAGTTGGACGACAAAGAGTTGGCATTCGTGGTGTTGCATGAGACATTGCACAAAGCGTATCGACATATGTTTATATGGCGAAAGTTGCATGATGAGAACCACCACCTAGCGAACCTTGCGTGTGACTATGTGATTAACCTTCAGCTAGTAGATATGGACAAGGACGAGTTGTTACTTGCCATGCCTAAGCAAGCTAATGGTAAGCCACTAGGTGCAATCGACGAACGCTTCAGAGGTATGAACGCTAAGCAAGTATTCGACATTCTCAAAGAGGAGGAGGAAGAGGACGGCGGTGGCGGTGGTGGGTTTGATGAGCATGATTGGGAAGGTGCGAAAGCACTAGGCGAGCAAGCCAAGAAAGAATTGGAACGAGACATTGACTCCGCTATTCGTCAAGGACTTATTGCCGAACAGAAAGTTGTGGGCAAAGGTGGTGGTGGTATGGGTCGAGACCTATCCGAGTTGCTTGAACCCAAGGTGGATTGGCGAGATGTGTTGCGTGAGTTTGTTAAGACTACATGTAATGCGAAAGACACAAGTTCGTGGCGACGGGTTAATCGTAGGTATCTCTCTAGTGATATCTATATGCCTAGCCTAATAGGTGAACGAGTGGGTCATCTTGTGATTGGCATTGATACGAGTGGCTCGGTGGGTGCAAAGGAACTAAATGAGTTTTTATCCGAGGTGCAAGCTATTGCCAAAGATGTTCACCCTGACAGGGTAGACCTAATCTATTGGGACGGCGAAGTTGCGGGACATGAGGAGTATTCATCTAGTCAAGTAGATTCAATCATTGATTCAACCAAACCTGCGGGTGGTGGAGGGACTGATCCTACTTGCGTAATGGAATACATGGAAGAGAAAGCAATCAAGCCCGAGGCAATCATCATGCTTACTGACGGCTACATTGGTAATTGGGGAGACAAGTGGAATGCACCGATTTTATGGACTATTGTTGGAAACAACAAAGAGTATGCCCCTGTGGGTAAAACAATACATGTTAAGGACTAATCCTATGGCTAAAGTAATTGTTGAATTTGGGTATGACAAAGCGTATGTGATGGAGGCTGACAAAGCCCTAACATTGTTAGACCTACTCAAAGATGCAGAGGTATACAAAGAAACTTGGAGAGGGGCGGATAAGGGTGGCAATACTTTTCACATCTACCCCCAAGAGAAAGAGTTGTGCAGTATGAAAGTATTGAGTAGCAATATGTATTCAATGGCAAGACTAGCAGGCAAACCTGAATCAAACTAACAAGGAGAAGCAAACATGAGTATTTCATCTAGTGCAGTATTGGTAGAACTAAACATTAGTGTTTGGACTGCCAACAAGTTGGACAAGGGTGCAACCGAGGCGGTGCTTAGCAATAACTCAGCAAGCAAAGACTCAGCCCAAGTGCGTAAGAACTTAATGGCAGGAACGGACAAGCGTAAAAAGATATCTGACTACGCTGCTAAGGCTAGGCTCTACCACAATCAGACTACGCTATCGTGGTCGGACAAAGGTGCAAGGCTACTGCCTACTAGCCTATTCATGGACTACAAATCAAACATGAATGTGTATCAGCAGAACATGAACACCATGATCGAGGACTTCTATGTGAACTATGCAGACCTAATCGAGTTATCTAAACATCACATGGGCGACTTGTTCAACCCTTATGACTATCCAAGTATCGAGGAGTTGCGGAACAAATTTGGATTCCGCTTAGTGTTCTCTCCGTTGCCCGAGGGTGGAGACTTCCGTCTTGACATACCCAAGGCAGACATGGACGAACTAGGTCAGCAGTATGAGTCAGCGTTTAACGACAGACTCAAAGATGCTATGCGTGAACCATGGGAGAAATTGCACAAGACCCTTACCCATATTTCAGAAAAGCTAACTGATGTAGAGGGCGATGATGAGAGTAAGAAGAGGTATCACGATACCCTGATTACCAATGCTCAGGAGTTGTGCGGACTGCTATCCCACTTGAACGTAACGAAAGACCCATTGCTTGAGAATGCCCGCCGTTCGCTTGAACTAACAATGTTAGGAGTAGACATCGAGGCAATCAAGGAAAGCCCTGATGTGCGTAGTAGCGTAAAGGCTAAGGTCGACGACATTCTTAAGAAGTTTGATTGGTAAGGAGATAATTAAATGACGTATGCAAACATTGAGTTGAAAGAGCATGACCGCTTTGGTGATGGGATCAAGAGGCAGTCCAAGATTGACCCATTCCTCAAAGACCTAGTAGAGCAGTTGGCTTTGAAGTATCCGCAATGGACGTTTGTCGAGACTAGCGTTACTGCTATGGCAGTAGATAAAACGTATCTTGCTCACCGCTTTGACGTTAAAGATAAGCGAGAAGTGCTAGGCACAATCGACAAAGACTATTGCAATAATGGCTATCGGTTTCGCATTGACAATCACCGCATTGAGGGTATGCGTGAACGTGGTAGTGGTATGAAAACAATTCACCTTAACAAAGCAATCAAGCATGTGGATAAGTTCTTTGGTAAAAAGAATATGGTTGAGAAAATTACCGAGGCTAAACGCAAGGTTGAGAATACGCTATCGCAAGTAGATAACGAGAAAGGGTGGCGACTGCGAGGCACATGGAGTTCAATGGAGTCAGAGGCAAGATCGTTTGTTGTCAACAATTATCAAATGTTTATGGATAGCGTAATAAACAAAAGCAATATTGTAAAACAGCTCGAGCAGTTACCTACACAAGTAGAAGAGTTTAATGCAACGCAACATCTAATTAAAATGTTTCTTTCTGACAACTCTTTTATTGTGTTCATAGATGGAGTAAACTATTCTGTGCAAAAGGGCAAAGACCCTTTGGAAATAAAACAGAGTGATGAGTTGCCCGATTTTATTCGTAGGGCAGTAGGGCTACTTAAATTAGTCGAAGATAACCAAGTGATTAGTGGCGTAGGTTTGCGTGTTAACGAATTCACTTTCTTGGTATTACCTAACAATGTTAGTTAAGGAGGAAGTATGTTTAATAAGAAACGACATGTATTTATAGTAGATGATTCACCTAGACAAGAAAGGATAACGTCTATGGCTTTGGATAAGGACTCAAGATTTAAATGGACTGCTGGTGCTGATGTATTAAGAACGTGGAAAAAGCATGGGTTTGTCCCACCGACTGAGTATCGGGAAGATTATTTGTTCAAACTAAATCGTGAGGCTAATAAACCAAATGACTGAACCAATAAAAAAAGGCAGAGGCAAGGGGGTAAAGCCTGCAATGGTTTACCTACCTATCCGCATCAGCCAAGAAGTAGCAGAGTTTTTCAACGCTTACCCTAACAAGAGTGCAAAGATTAGGGAAGTATTAGCTAATTATGTTCAACAAAACGGAGAAACAAATGAGAAAGAAACTCACCAAGAGCAGTAAGGTAATACAGTATATTAAGAAAAACCCTAACGCTAAAGCTAAAGAAATAGCACAAGCAGTAGGAGTTCCAATCAATAGCGTGTATCAAATAGCCTACAAAGTGCGAAAGCAAATGCGTGAAGGTATGGCTAAAGTAAGAATGACCGCCCTATCGCCTAAGCTTGCCGCAAGTAAAGCTGCTAAGGGTATGAAAGTAATAGCAACTTATACGAGCAACAAGAGCATTAAGTCTGACATGGTCAACCACCCACCGCACTACAAGGCAGGGGGTATTGAGACGATTGATTTTATCGAGGCTAAAAACCTAGGGTATAACCTAGGTAATGTAGTGAAGTATGTAAGTCGTGCCGATTTAAAAGGTAATAAGTTGGAAGACTTACAAAAAGCTAAATGGTATTTGGATCGGGCTATTAGTAATCTTAGCAAGACCTAACAATGTTAGGGGGCAGTTTGATTATAGATAGAACCTAGTAGCCTTGTAGATGCGAATGATTTTGTCTTCAGCTAGTTTGCCCCAATACTTTATGGCTAGCTGAATCCTTGTTAACTCTGAGGGTGGCAGAGAATCTACATCTCCACCCAATTTTCTCCTTGACAAAGTCCAACACCATGCTATTATGGTGGCATGGCACTCACTCCCGAAAAAAAAGTAAAAGATAAATGCGTCAAGCTACTTAAGGCTTACGACGTTTATTACTTCTTCCCTGCTACCCATGGTTATGGACGTAGCGGTGTGCCTGATATTATCTGTTGCATTGCAAAAAGATTTGTAGCTATCGAGTGCAAGGCAGGCGACAATAAACCTACTGCACTACAAGAAAAAGAAATGGCAGACATTCGTAAACAGGGTGGAATTGCCGTCGTAATAAATGAAAGCAACCTAACATTGTTAGAGAATTTGCTTAAAAAATTAACAGGGGCTAACAACGAGGAGGACATAGATGGCAGATGTTGAAATGAACAAAGGTGTTCAGATATTACTTGAACGCATGAGCAGTAACCCCGATGAGTTTATCCCCACCCTGCGAGATGGGTATCCTGCCAAGTGGCGAGACATTCTCGTTTCTGTTGAGATGCGAACCAATGGGGGTAAGGAATACAAAGATCAGTTGTCATTCCTAAACGACAAAGAAATCAAAGCCCTATGGGAGAAGATGCAGAGCCTGCAAGGTGAGCTGTTTACTAAGCGAGTTATGGATACCTTGCTACGTGATGCTCGTGAAGAATTTGATAGCATGAAGCAGTTGCCCCTGATGCTAGAGGAACTAGAAAAGCTTTCTCCTGCGGAACTATCATCTCTTTCTCGGCAAGTCACAGGCGGTAGGCTCAAAAAAATAAAATGAAAATTTTTTGTTTGGACTTTGAGACCTACTATTCTCAGACCTTCTCCCTTAGCAAAATTACCACGGAAGAGTACGTCCGTAGCCCTGAGTTTGAAACCATCGGAGTGGCGGTGTGCGAACAAGGGGGCGCCCCCATTTGGTTTAGCGGTACTAAAGCAGATACAAAGAAGTTCTTGGATAGCTTTGAACTCGACAAGCATCTCGTGATAGCCCATAACGCTATATTTGATA